CCACCATCAGCTGCATAAAAATTAGGTTGTACAAACTGTTTACCTGGCATGAAGTCTAAATTACTTCCCGCTGATCCTACTCTATAATAATTTTTTGCTTGATTTCTTATGTCGGCAATACTTGAAGGAACTTGTGTCCATGATTCTTCAACCTCTTCCTCTTCATCGCCTTTACCCATTAAGAATGGTGCTGCTAATGATGCTCCTGCTAAACCTGTAAATAATTTTTGACCACCTGATAAACCACCCCACCAGTTTTTAGCGCCACCTAAAGCTTTGCCAAGAAAACTAGTTGGTAGTCTTGCGCCACCGGCTGCTCCAGAAGATAAAAATTTACCGGCACCTGCTACATTTCTAGCTCCCATTAAACCTTTAAGAAAGCCTGCACCTTTCATTCCTGAGAAAGGACCTGCTCCCATACCATACATACCTAAGCCACCCAATAAAGCAGCTTTACCTAACGGGCTTTTAACAATTTTCTTAACACCACGAACAGCTTTTTTAACAAGCTTACCTAAAAAGTAACCTTGTCTAGGGTCTTGTAAGGAACCTATTCCTGAACGTATTTGTTGGGGTTCTTGCATTCTTGAAATTGCCATAATTTTACCTTAATCTCCTAGTTTATTACGTTTTACTCATTAAATCAAGAGGCGGCATGATGACTTTTACATCCTGTGCCATGTCCTCATTCTTATAACCCTTAGTTTCCCAGTCTTTTCTTTCCTTAAAAAGTTCGCCAGTTTCCTTGTGTCTGTAGGTTAATTCAACTGTTGCATTTTTAATTTCCATTAGTCAGTTTTCTCCTTTTTAATGTTTAGATAACTTATAGTAATAACTACCCCATCACTACAGTTCCTGCTGTAGTAGCGGCTAATACCTTACCTCCCTCTACTATCATAGGATTTGTTAGTATTTCTACACTAGCTGCCGTGGCCAATGTTTGAGTATGTATTACTTCAAAAGCATTATTAGTAATAGTTATTGTCGGTGTATTAGATCCTGATTTATTAGTAACATGTAGAGACCTAACAATAATAGTTTCATTATCTCCTGGCTCTAAAAGATTATTACTTTCAGCAGCTGTTACGGTTTTACCATAAAATTTATATTCGTTTACTACTGCCATTATGAATCTAAAAAGAAACTTTTAGCTTCTATTTCTTGTTTAACTTCGTCTTGAAATGAAGAATTTAATTTTGTTATTACACCATCAAGATCTCTGACCAATGATTGTAGATTAGCTCTGCTATATTCTTCTTCAGCTCTTGTTAATGATTGTACGATCTTTGCCATTATGGATACATGGCCTCATCATCTACATTCCAATTAGCAAAAGAATCTGTATTTACTACACCATTATCACTTACTACATTACTGCTTATATCTTGTTCTAAATAATCATTTATATTGCTCCATCTACCATCTGTTGTACTTTGAGTTATTCTATCATCTCCTGGATAATTAACATTATTAACATTATTAACATTATTAACCTTATTGTTACCGCCCCAAGTAAATGTTCCATCTTTCCATACACTGTCTCCCATGTCTGTTGATATGTTTCTATTACGATTAAAATCTTCAGGTACCTTACCGAACAAACCTAATTCATTATATTGAGACATGTCTCTTGGTTTTTTCTTAAAAATTCCTTTACCATAATCATACGCAGTTCCAATTGCACCACCTACAAGTGGTATGCCCGTTAATAGACTCATTAGTCCACCAAAGATTCTTCCACCCATTCCTGGTTTAACATCCCCTGTTTCTTCTTCTTCAAACTCATATCTTTTTGTTACTGGATTAAACCGTATGTCTTTTTGTCCTCCAAATCCAAAAAAACCACCTCTTTTATTTTGAATATCTCTGTATCCACTACGATTAAATAAACTTTTTCCTACCCATTGACCGCCAGCACCAATATACTTTGGTTTACCATCTGGTCCATATGCATATTCAGGTATAGATCCTTCAGCAATTTTTTTAGATCTAACTGTATCTCCAGTAGGACTAGTTGCTGTAGTCCCTGTTCCAGTCATCATTTTATAATAATTTGATTGTTTATAATCTTCTCTGCTTGATCCGCCTTTCCCTTTATCTCGATCGCCGCCAGTGTTTCCACCTTTACCAGCTCCAGAAGACCATCCACCAAGGTCACCTTGTAATGACATAATGCCACCAGGTCCTTTGTTTGGTTTTCCTTTTAATGATCCATAGATGTTTGCATCTAATAAAATTTTTTGTTCTCTTGGAGTAATGTAAGCAAGTTCTGCTACTACGTGATCTGGAGAAGATAACCATTTTTTAGGAACCGTTACTTCTTTTTGTTTTCCTAAATAATTTGGTCCACCACCTTGATTAACTGGTTTAACTTTTTTAGTTAATTTTTGATCTTCATATTTCATTTTTTTATCTATAGCCATTATCTTCTTCCTCCTGGATGTATATCTAATCTAAATGTACCTAACTTCCAATCTTCAGAGGAAGTGGTGTTTGCAATTTTTAAAGCAATTGCTCTTGCTCGTAATCTTGTATCAATTTTTGTTGTAGTATTAGAAGTTGAATAATTTGTAGTGGTACCTGAGCTATTTGGATAGTTTTTAGTTATAAAACTAACCTGAGTGTTTCCAGTTTGTGAAATAAAATCTGGTATAAATCTGCTAATTCTCATTATAAATTCTCCGTCTCCTCTAAGATCAGGCATTCCTACGATTTGTCCACCACCTCTAGCTGTCTTTTGAGTAATATCAAAATCACCCGAAGTAATGGTACCTATCACAGCAGTTACTGCGCCACCTGCATTAATTTGGTCGGTCCCTGTTTCCTGTTTATAGTATATCGTACTTCCGTCCGTATTACCAGTAACATCGAATGAGGCATCATCAGAAGGATTATAGTAAGTAGCATGGGGTTTAGCAAAAACAGATGAATCTTGCCACGCTGCTCTAGGTAAAGTACCTGTTGTCCATATAGGACGCTTAATTGTAGAGTCCAAATAGTTATAGGTTACTACTCTATCAACTGCATCAGAGGCAGCAGTACAATAAAACCAACTTATTTCCCCAAATAGATTATTTAATCCACAGTTTACAAGATCTCTAGAAGTAGAATTTAAATCATCATAAACATGATCCTCTACCAAACAAGGTAAAGATTTTAATTGACCATCATATGCAAAGAATCCGTTTTCAGACATCCAATAAGCTGTACCATCAACCTCAATATTAGCATTCTTTCCTAATAATCCACAGTTAGTTCCTACCTGTTCGAATGAAAAGGTAAATGGTTGACCTACGAACTTCATTAGAAATAAAGCCGTATCTGTCCATACATAGATTGCATCCCTACCTTTGATAGCCCCCATAATCATAGAACCATCTGCAAGTCTTTGCGTACCTGCGGTATTGGTTGCTTTAACAGTATAAGAATCTGATTGATCAATACTCTCTTGAGAAGAGAATCTAATATACATATCATCTTGAGTTGTAGTTGAACCAATAGTTGTTTCAGTTCCAAAAAATACCAAGTGTCTATCGGGTGTAGATACTAACACATGACGTGATGCCGTAGGTGCATTTGCTAATACTGTAGCTCTTGTAGAAACAGCACCGGCTGCGGCTGCATCCCATTCAAAGCATTTACCATTATAAATAAGAGCAATTAATTTTGTTCCATAGTTATCTAAAATCCATAGACCAGGGTCAATTGTAAAGTCAGCAGAAGATGCTTCACCCCAGGCAACATAATCAGATATGTTTGTTACTGTATCTCCACCACTATGTGATGCTTTTGTTGTACCATTAACTTCTCTAGCACCCCCACTTAAAATATTGGTTGTAGTATTGTTCGCAGTAAAGCTTATGTCTTCCGATCCAATTCTAATTTCTCCAGTAGAAGGAAAAGCAGCAGAATTGGTTAAAGGAATATCAGTGACAGCGTCATTAATACCAGAAGCTAGAGTTGTAGTTGCTGGTCCTAAAGCTGTACCACCAAATAATCCTGTTCCAAAACCATAACCACCTAGTTGTTGAGAAGGTCCTACTGTATAATAACATAATACCGAAGTACTGTTTCCATCACTTGTAGTTAAAGGCGTCCCTGATTCTTGAGTGTCCATTGTAATTGTAAAAGTATTTGTCGTTGGAACAGAAGATACCATAAACTTTTGATCTTCAAAAGTAGCGTCGGTATAAGTTGAACCTATTGCAGTAACTCCACTAACAGAATCAAACATAACAATGTCGTCTTCACCTAGACCATGAGATCCGGTACATGTTACTGTAACTGTTGTTGATGAAGAGGTACTTGTAAATTTTGCACCTGTTAAAGTAGTTCTAATGGGGTGGATGTCATAAAAAACTCCACCTGAATAAACATATAAAATTCTATTAGTTCCTATAGCTGCATATTTAATACCAGCATTATCATCCCAGTGATGAACAGCTCGGCCTGCACCAGTTAACTTATCGTCACCTAGTTGAGTCCACCCACCTATTTTTTCGGGAGTACCATATCTAAATCTGACATTATCACCATCAAACCATTGACCTTCCGCACCAGTTTCTGTGACTTGTTTATTGAACCCAGGTAAAAAACCTAACTTTTGTAACATATAACCCCATTTTATTATGCCTTCGCAAATGATGGAAGACCTAACATTGGCCTTTTGTCGAACCTGTTTTTTTCAGCAAAAGGACCATTTACATGGTTATAGTGAAGAAACACTTGTCCGCAAGTATTACCTTCAAAAGGTTCTCTCCAATGCTCTAATTCACATCCACTATATACTAGCATATCGCCAACATCAAGTAGGACTTTAGTGCCTGGAGGGGCATTGGGTTTATGTATATTTTTATATTCGTCTATGACTGTGTCAGCACCTGTACCATCTATAAATATAGGCCAAGGATCTCCTCCTAGATTTAATGTAGTTGATATCTCACAAGAAGGTCTATCTTTATGGCGCTTTAATATATCCCCATTTTTATATAATCTCGCATATGAATACGTAGGGATTAAATTAAGACCTGTTTCTTTTTGCATCACTGGTAATACTTTCATTAAAAGAGTTTCCATTACATGATCTGCATAATGGGAATAAGTATTGGGAATCTGCTGATCCTTCCATGTTCCCCACATTCCATTCTCATAAATAATGTTATTTTGGTACATGTATTTAACTGCATCTCTTTTTAATGAGAAATAATTAAAAATAAAGTTAGCCAACTCATAACTAACAGCCTTTTTTATCACTTTATACTTATTAAATTTTTCCGTTTTTTCTTTCATTGAAAACCTTCTTGTATAAAATTAAAACTTATTGAAATTCTTGTTTCATTAGAATGATTAGGTTCTACCTCATGCCATACCCATGAAGGAAAAATTATAATTCTCCCTACCAAAGGTTCTAAATCTACTTGACTCCATAAAGATGGGTGTTTTTCAATATCTTTTCTTACAGGTAAAATACTTTGAGGACCTGGTCGTGGATCTCTAAGAATTAATTTTCCTGAATTAGGTGAACTCTTTACATAGTACGCTCCACTAAATAAACTATTGGGGTGTATGTGGGATTTATTATAAGAATCTGGATAATTAATATTGGCCCACATATTACCTAGCCTAGGTTTTCTCTCTAATAATTCTGCTTCCCATACCTGCTGAATAGCTAAAAATAATTGGTCTACCATACGTTTGTATTCTGGTTTTTGATTCATATCTGTTGTAGAATGCCATCCTTTAATATTAGTTTTTTGAACCCCTTTATCTTTTTGAGACCACTCCATAATATCTTTTTCTAATTGAACATTGAGTGAAGGCGCCTCTGGAATATCAATAGCATAAATTGGGGTTGGAAAAAAATATTGTCTAAACAACATGACTAAACCATCCCGTAATAATTGTTTTAGATTCAGTTGGACTTATTTGACCTCGATGAGTATGGGTCCAAATAGCAGGCCATATTAAAGTCAAGCCTTTCTTGGCTGGAGCCGTTATGTTTTGATATTTAAATTCAGTTCCGCCATCTTTAACATTATTTAAATAAGTCATAAAAACTAAATGTCTTTTCCCATTCTCATTATGACCTGTGTTTTCACAATGCCATTGATAAAAACCTTCACCAGGGTGATAGTGTTGTATTTTAATATTATTTTCAATGTTAAACGGACGCACGTTTTTGGCATCCTTAAATACACGAAGATAATCACTACAACATTGATGTAAACATTTTAAATAATCTGGAAGATGAAAATCTATTACAGGCACGGGACAAAACATTTCTGTCCCTTTTTTTACTTCTTCATTCACCTTAGAGTTTTGCCCTACTTGACCTGGATACTGTTGCTCTGGATTGTCATTAAAAAATTTTATAACATTGTCACAAATAGTTTCAGGAATATAAGACCCCTGTATAAAAGTGCTTTCATCAAAGTTATATTTTTTCATGTGGCGTAAATTTATTCTTAAATAGTTTATCTTTTAAAGTTGAGAACCTATACTGCAGCTCACTCCAGTGAGGAATTTTCTTTTTATTAAACTTAATATTTAATTTATCCTTATGTTCTACATTAATATGCATTAAAGGATCTCCATAATTTATTTTTAATACCTTTATATCTTTTCTAATTGGTACAAAGAAATTTAGTTCGACCGGCTCCTTACAATTTAAATAACCAGGAATCGTTTCGTATGGTTTAAAGTGCCACCATGGATTAGTTAAATACACAGCGTAATCACATTGAATTATTATTTCAAAATGAAATTTTAATAATAATTTATAAGGACTGTTTACAAAGTTTAACAGTTGATTGTCATCATGAGCATTAACAGTGTTATTACC